TACTGGAGCAGCTTGTAATTGTGCTACAGATACGCCAAGGGATGATGCTGTGTAGTTAAGTAAGTCCATTGGTAGAGTCCAGTTACGATAAGGATTGGGAGCTTCTGGCGTGGTCAGGAGCAGCGCACGCAGCTCATTCTGTCGCTTAGTTGCAGCTTCAAGCTGATCAGATAATTGTGTGGCAAGTGTGCCATTACCTTCGAGGATAGCCTTCTGCAATAGTAAAGAGATGCGATCTGTCTCGCTGATCTTACCCTTAAGGGCTGCCTCGATACCGATAGCATCTAGGTTAAGAGTCTTCGATGCCTTCTGTAACGCTAGAGACTTTTTCTGTGTATCGAGATTTTTCTTAGTCAGCGCGGCTAATTCTTTCTCGCGTCGAGCAGCATCTGCTTCTGCTTTCTTGCGAGCTGCGTCATTTGTTGCGCTGGAGTAGATACCAACAGGCATTGATCCTAGATAGCCCATCTTGATACCCTCAAATGAAGCTCTAAACATCTTTTCTTGCATGTCAATGATCTTGACTACATCGTTCTCATAGTTATCGAACGGGTTGAGTGAGGCCAGAATAGCCTGATCAGATGTCAAGTAATAAAGTTTCTTAAATCCGAACACGGCTGTTGCTACCATGCTCGCGATCTTTGTCGCTAGGCCTTCGATCTTGGCAACGAACTCCTGAGGATCTCCAGCGGCGAACGCTGAGATTAAAGACTCGACTAAAGCTCCACCAATGATCTCCTGAGCGTTGTCAGCCGCTTCTTGAATTACTTGGAATTTACCTGCGTAAGTTTCTAAGTAATCTGCATTAGCTCCCGAGAATTGTTCATTAAGTTTTTCTTGAACTTGAGCAAAACTCATTGTTTTGAGTTCTGCTTTAGTTAAGCCTAGAGAGTATTTAGTAAGGCCTTTATTGTTTCCAATATATGCAGCCGATATATCATTGCTAACAGTCTCTAATGCAACGCCAGAACCTGCTGAGATGTCTAAAGCCTGAGTAAGTAATTCTTGAGACTTGGTAACTGATCCTGTGGTCTGGATGAGTGTCTGAAAAGATTCCCGCAGACGTTCCCCTTCAATTCCAGACATGCGAGAGATTTCATCTAAAAATCTTTCGATACGTGGGGTCTCAAAAGATAATCCAAGATTCTTGACCGACATCGCTAAACGGCGAGCTGACTTCTCGTTCTCGATAAAAGCCTTCGCGCCTTCTTTGCCAAACCTAATCACGGCCGCCGTCGATAGACCAATACCTGCGGCTCCAGCCAGTTTCTTTACAGATGACTGTAAACCCTTGACGGCCTTGTCAGCGTCCTTAAGGCCTTTATTATCAAAGATTGCCGCAATGCGAATTGCTAGACTTGAATTAGCTGACATTAGCGACCCCTAAAATCCATCTTAGTCCCTTTAGTAACCCTCAGGGCTGTGTCCATTGACTTCTCTATAGCTTTAAGTACGGCTGCATTGGTCTTGCCTTGATCTTCTGCCCATGCTCTAAATAGTAAGCGGCCTTTAGTCTTACGGGTTCGACGGCCTGCTGCGCTTGACTGCTGGCTATCAACTAGGGGTGGCAATGCCTCGATGAATTGACGGCCTGCATGAGGATTGGCAGATTGGCTCTTAGTCTTATCGCTGCTTCGCTTCTGATAGCCAGCCTTGCGTGCAGATCGTGTGCCAGCATCTGTATAGACATCAACTAGCGGAGCTTGGCCTCGACCTTCTGGCCCTGATAGACGTCCAGCAGTTTCGTAGATCGATCCTGCTGCACTCTTATTAAAGATCGTAGCGATGGATCTAAATCCTCGTTTGTTGGGTTTTGATGGTGCTGTGCTATATCCGATGCCGCGCTTGATATCGCTCGAGCTAAAGACGCGGTTCTCCCAAACGCCTACGGCTTTACCCCATCCAGATAGCGGTGCATCGCTAGGGACGAATCCTCTGGCTTTGACTGCTACTACTTTGAGAAGGTTTCTAATCTCCTTCTCGGTTTCTTTAGCCAGAGCAGGCTCGACTTTTCTGAGTGCCTTGCGTAGTTCAAGTGCGCCGCTTACTTCTGTAGGCATCGCTCTGCTCCTTCGCTCGGTCTTTCAATGCTCTCAGTAACATCTGGAGCATCGATGAATCTAAATCAATTAAAGATTGTGGAGGGATAGCCGTCTCAATGCTCAAGCGAGCGATGAGATAGTGGATGCTATCCCTGCCTAGGCCAAAGGGTCAGACTCTGCAACCTCTACACTCTTAAGAGTTTCGAGAAAGTCTGCGCCGAATGGCTTGACTGTGACTCCACTTAGTCGAAGGCCTTCCCATGCCAACCAATAGACATCTGACTGCTTTTCATCATCGCGGAACGCTTTGTGAAATCCCTTTTTAGCATATAACTCGAACGCGTATTCAAGGCGAGGAGTGATCTCGATCTCGGTAACGCTGTTGTCCGCTAGTGTGACTATTAACTTTGCCATGCTGTGCCCCTTTGTTTAGTTTCTTAGAATGTGCCTGTTGTGGCTACTACTGTAGTACCTGAGACGTTAAATGTCAGGCTTTGCATTGATAGATCAGTTACAGAACCGTTAACGTCTGTAGTGCCGTTGATCAAGCATGACATGGTGTATAGAGGGTTAGTCGCAGATACGGCTGTTCCTTTTTCCTGTAGTAGGACTACTGTGACGTTTGTTCCCCACGCACCTTGCAAAGTCTGAAGGACGTTCGAGGTTGCTGTGTCATTGAGAAAGTCGATTGTGACAGATGATGCCTCAAGGCCTTTAACGAACTTGTGTCCGCTATCGCCCATTGCTGTCACTTCGAGCTCGTCGAAAGTGCGGTTAAGTGTTACTGCGGTAACGTGGTCTGAAAGATCGACTGTGTTAATCTTCACGCCGACCTTGTTATTTAGAAATACAGCCATGAGATTATTCCTCGTCTTTCTTGGTAGGTGCTGGCTTAGGTGTCGCTGGTGCTACCTGCCCGATCTTGATCAGGAAGGCTTCTTGCTCTTTTTCCCACTCGGACATATTAACTCCAACTCGTTAGGACTGATATATTGATATTGCATGTAAGTAGATCACCTGACACGGCACTTAGCACCCCTGGGGCGGATACCTCTGTAACGTTGTAGGTGTATGAGGATGCAGCGAGTTTATTAAAGACTCGGACTACATTATCCTCAATGCCATTAAGGTTGCCCTCGTTATCGAGCAACGGAACCATGACTGAGATCGTAAAGTTAGCCATAGGTGAGATAGTGCTGTGCCATCCGTTAGATGGCGAAATGTAAGGATCTGCTGGGGCGATGATAACGCTGTTAGCAATAGGGGTTGCAGGTGGGAAGGCGAAGACTGAGTACTTAGTATTATCTACTAGAGCTGCTGCAATACCTGCGCGGAGTGTTGATATGGCGGCCATTAGCCCACCATCGATCTCGGATCAAGATACGGCGCGAGAAGGCCACGGACGCGAGCAAGAAGGGTATTGCCCATGCGGTAAGGCGAAGGTTGATAACCATCGATTGTCACTCCGCCTGAAGATGGAGCCTGTCGAGACTGCCAGATGTCAATCGAGATCATAAGCGCAGCTTCTTGGATTGCCGGAATCGTTGTGTAGTCTGTGTAAGTCTCAGCTGCTGCGATGCCATAAGGATTAACCTCATGGTAGGGGTTATTATTGCCAGCCGTTATCGTAATATCAAAATCATAAGTATTAACTGCTGTGATTGTCTTCGATCCATTAAAACGGCTACCTGCTCCGCTGATTGTGACAGTCTGATTTACATAAAAGACTTTATCTATAGGTACATCAAAGTAGAGAGTGCCAGTAGTGCCATCGCTGGAATGCGCGATGATTGACTGCTGGTTCTTCCATAGAAAGGGCAAGAGAACGTTATCTGCGGCATCTACCACTTCTTGAAGCGTGGCGTCAGCGTACAGCGACCCAACACCTAGCGCGGTGCGGAGTTCTGCAATCGTTGTCAATGCCATGCTCTTATCCTTTCTAAAGACTGGCGGCGTAGAAGGGCACTACGCCGCCAGCGACTTAGTTTGGCTTACGCCTTGTTGAAGCGGAAAGCTCCAGCGCTGATCTTCTGAGCCAAGGCGCCGTAGCCGTAATAGCCGACTTCGACCTGACCTGTACCAACCTTGTCAGCGCGAAGCTGAAGGCGTGGTGATTCGTACCATGTAAAGGAATCGCGGTTTACGACCATAATGGTTGCATCGCCGTCTCCTGATTGGGTGTAATCAACATACATGTCGAGTCCGAGCAATGTACCGCGAAGCGATGCTGCGCCGACTGCGCCCATTGCGTTCTGTGGTGAAGCTGCTGCAAAAATTGGACGCTTTGCAGTATCGTTTAGAGCGATGATGTTTGCCCATTGTGTAGGAGAAACGATTACGCCTGTTGCGAACTTAAAAGTGCTTGTATAGATAGAAGCTGCAGCGCGTGAGACGAATGCTGAGAACTCATCGCCATCCCAAGGAAGGGTGACTGTTGTTGCATCTACTGTCGCAACTGCTGCGATTGTGTCGAACGCATAAGCATTCGTAGCCTTAGAGTATTGATCGGCCATAAGGCTCTGCAATTCAGCGAAGAAGGCAGGTGATGTGCGGTCAAGAACCTCAACATCGAACTGTTGCATTCCTGCGAACTTCTTTACATCAACATCAAGGTATTCGATCTCAACCTGTGTATCTGAGAATCCAACTCCTGCTGCTGTTTCTGCAACTGTAGGTGCAGTCTTCACGCGAGGGATCTGAAATTTCATGCCAGCGTCTGGGAGGCTCCCCGTAGAAATTGCATCTATGGTCGCTCTTGTTGCTGTTGTCTTTCCGTTGATGATCTCTGTGAGCTGACGTGTAGGGACAAGGCCTGCTACGTCTGTTGTGTCTGTATCTGATGCCGCTGCAAGATACTGGCGAGCTGATTCAGATCCGAGTGATGCGCGGATTGACTGCTCTAAGAACGTTGCAGGGTTTGTGTCAATGCGTGGGCGTGTGTACGCCATCGCCTTAATAGTAGGTGCAGAGGCTTCGACTGCCGCAGCTTCTACTGGTGTTGCTTCGACTGTTGTGTCTTCCACGACTGTCTCGCTTTCTGTAGGTAGGGTTTCTTCGACGGCTTCAGCTTCTGCTTCTTCCGCTGCGATCTCTAATACCTGAGCAGACTTAAAGGCTGGCTCGGTTACTAGAGAAACTTCTTTTAGTTTGGCTTGTGACACGACTGTGTGGCCGTCGCGTGATGGCTTAGATGCGATGATCTCTGCACCGATTGAAAGTCCAGACACGAGGCCTTCCTGAGCCATGACTAGGGCGTCAGTACCGGCGCTTGAGCGCGATAACTTAAAGGTGGCATAGATGCCATCTTCTTTAGTCTCGCTGGCTGTCATGCGTCCGATTGGCTTCTTCATGTCATGCTGGCTAAATAGTTTGATGGCTGTTATATCTTCAATCTCAATAGATCCAGCCTCAAAGGTGTAAGCTCCGAGGCTCGTGTTGCCGATCTCGCCTGTACCTAGTGGTACGATTTTACCTGAGATTTCGCGGCGATCTTCGCTGCATACGATAGAGGATGCTTCGATGTATAGGGTCTCCATTAGTAACTGCTTCCGTTAGGTGTCATGTCTTCTAATTCCATTGCCTGCTCAATGGTAATAAGTCCAAGGCTAAGCATCTTCTCTAATACGAGTAGTCGCTGCATTGGCTCTACACGTAGGAATGAAGAATCTAAATCGAACTTCACACAATGTCCAGCCGTAGAAATATCATCCATAGAAAGTCTTTGTTCGATCGCGGAGATGTACGGCTGGAACGCTAGGGCGACGAGCTGCTTACGCTCATCGATGATATTGGCATAAGTCATTGAAGTGTTCATGTCGGCTGAAAGATAATAAGCTGGGATGCCTGCTAAGCGGCTAATCTCGGTTGCAAGATTCTGAATTGCTTCATTATAGAGCATGTCTTTAGGCGAGAAGCCAACAGGCTCGTATTGTAAAGTAGAAGTAAGATATGCGGTCGATCTATTTTGACGGGCAGACTTCCACGCCGCAAGTAATCCCTGTACTTCGGCAGGTGGTAGATCAGCGCCAGAGTTACGGATATAACCTGTAGCCATTGGAGTACCTGCGGCTATTGCGGCGGCTTTCTGGACATCGATAGCGGCTTGAATTGTACGAGCGCCAGTAGTAAGGATGCCTTCATTAAATGATTGAATAGTTACGAGAGATCCAAGGCCTGACATAGGACGAGGAATCCCATCGACTGAATACTGTGTAACGAATTGGCCGTAAGGATCTACCTCAGTAGTTACGCGAGTGTTAGCGACCCACTCAAAGACAGCGCCTCGGCCATCCTCTGCATAGGTTTCAGTAATTTCGAGAAAGGCCTGACCAAAGAAGAGAAGGCTGTCAACGCAGTAACTTAGTGTTACGAATTGTGGTTGATGCTTTGATAATTGATGCACCCATCGAGGGCCTGGCATTTTCTCGCCAGTAGTAATCTTTTTATACTCCAAAGGAATAGTTCCGACTGTACAGAGCAAGTCACGGCATCGCTTTACGGCTGGCACGCTCATAGCGGCCTGACGTGTTACGGCTGGGCTAAAATAGTAATTAGATGCGTAGAAGGCATCACCCATAATCTGAGGGTTTGCCTGAGCTTCTATCTGCTTTGACTTACGATCGAATAGACCCATAGGTCGCAATTATACACTACATGTAGGTCATTCCGTGTAGATACGCGCTATCTGTTGTGGTTTAAGTAGCATCGACACTACCATCGCTAAGCCGATCGGTGCTGAGATATCACCAGCGCTCTTACGCTTTACGATTCGCCAGGCTGAGTCATTGACTTTAGCCGCGCAATTGTTCATCTGTTTAATCAGTTCTTCTTGCCCGTTATGCACTACTCGACTATTAACCAGACCATCTAGCAAGTCCGAACACGCCTGATAGAACTGCTGGCCTGATACGTCC